GAGCGGCGCCGCCTACCGCTCCACGTTGCAGTTAGCAGTCTCATGTTGGTTATGCACAGTCTGCTATCGTTTCCGGTATCTTTAACAGCAAATACAGTAAAAGCTTAAGAGGAGCTTCCTCCTTTCTTGGGTTGATTTTTTGTTTAATGATCTATGTTTCATGGCGGCTTTGTTGGTTAATTGATCATTTGCTATCCTGCTCCATCTCACACAGGAAAGCGCAGTTTGTAGCCAGATGCCACAAGTGAGGCAGACCGCTGTCTTCGTCTACTGCTTCGGGGTTCTCAAGATACTTGAGCATATGCCTGAACATGGCGTCCTGTATGCGTTCCTTGTCTATCATCTTCCATCCGTCTCTGCCGGTTTCAGGATATTTGACATTCACGCCGTACATCCTGACCTTTGCAATCGCCCAGATAATCTTCCGTGGCACCAGTGTCAGCTGTGGCTTGCCTGCGTCTGCTTTGGCGGTCTGGTTGTTCGGCGCGGGCCTGATGTCCTTCGGCTCGAATTTATCATTCTCGTTCGAATAGCTATCGCACGGATAAACTAAAAGCGAAAGATGCTCATACTTGCAATGCTCGCAATCAATATGATTCGTTTCCGTCACTTCTTCCACCTCCACATATCTTCCAGTGCCTTCACATGCACCAACATCATGTCATTGGCATACGGCTTTATCTCCCTTGGTGCATCCTTGTAGACTACCTCGAAGTCCGCCACAATCCGCAGCCATTTGGGGTCGTACGGATCGGTGATGTCCTGCACGATCGGGACGCTCGATTTAAAGAGCTTCCATGTCTTCTGACTGATGTCAAAATATTGTTTTAAATTTCCTGCTTCCACTACAAATCTCCATGTTATTTTTGCCGTATTTTGCCGAATTTGCCGTTTTGCCATCGTTTTCTATATATTTCCTTTTTTATTTATTTATTTTTATTTTTCTAAAGATATCAAGAAAGAACGGCAAAGACGGCAAAGACGGCAAAAGCCCAGTATTTATAAGGGTTTCCGTTTTGCCGATAAAATTCTGCTCGGCAAAAAATCGGGGCATCGGCAAAAAAATGTGAACTTTTGTTATAATATTCCGTTAATTGTCGAACGGTGTATCGTGTTTTTCGCCACTTTCAAAATTGTTGTACAATCCGTGAACGCTATTGCGCTCATAACAACGCTGTATTCCATATTTGCCGACCGCCTGTTTTCCGTTCGGAGTCCATCCATAAATGTCTTTCTTCATAATGGAATGCAGTGCATTAATTTCGGCTCGTTTCGGTTCATCGTAGAGATGGCCCAGAGCCTCGCGCCACAGCATTATGACACAGACGCGGTTTATTTCGGTTTTGCTGTTGAGCCATTCCTGGATCATTCCAATCCAGGGGTCTTCTTCCAAATAGTTCTCTTGCGCTCGCATTGCTTCCTGTTGCAGTCGCTTCGGAAGTACGAGTCTGATTTTCTTTCCGGCACGAAGGTAGATGTCCATCGCCTCGCCCCATGCCTGCAAGATTTCCGACCTTGCAAAGTCCTCGTCTTTGAAGATGTCGATGGTGATCGGATGTCTTCCACACTCGATCGGAAGGAATCGTCGGTTGCCGGTGCGGTCTGTCAGGAAGTCGGCGTTGTTTGTCGTTCCGGCGAATACGCACCGCCTGTCTCTCCGCTCCGTCCGTCTCTGGTATGGAGCGCGATACACATCCTCTCTGGATGTGATGAATGATTTTGTTGCCTCGACATCCTTGGTCTTCTTCATGGCAAGCAGTTCGGAAAGCTCCACGATCCATGCACCTCTGAGCGATTCCTTTGCCTTATCGCCTTCGAGCGCTCCCAGAGAGTCAGTGAAAAACTTTTCATCGATTGCAAGCAGTCTCAGGAAAGTTGACTTTCCGATTCCCTGATCGCCAATAAGAATAGGAACATAGTCATATTTGCATCCGGGGGAATAGATTCGAGCAATCGCACCGAGCAAAAACAGCTTCATGACTTCGGTCGTGTATTCTGTCTTGTCGCTTCCCATCATGGCAGGAAGCAGGTTCTCGATGTGTTTGTTGCCGTCCCATCTCTCATGTGCTTCCTCAAGCATCTTTTTAATTGGGTTAATGACTCGCCTGCTGATCACGTTCTGCAAGGCATCCATTGTCTTCTCTGGAGACTTGAGATGGTATTTCAGCTCGATATAGCTGCGAAGCTGTGAATCATCTACGTTATCCCACTCTCTCCATCCTCTGTGGTCACGCCACGGGAGATTTCCGTAAACATACGGAGAAAATGTCAGGTCGTTATACGCAAGCCTTCCGAATAATTCCTTGTCAAACTGGATCGCTTCTTCGGCATTTGCAATGGTCTGCGCTGGCTTCTCTGTCTCTTCTCCATCCTTGTCTTTTATCATTGTCAGCTTCGGTTCATGCCATTCCGGAGAGCCTTCCGAGATAATGGCAAGCCGTCCTTTTTCATACTGCAATGCACTTCCAACAAGGGCATCGATTTCGTCATCATTTACCGGAGAGACGCAGGCCGTGTCGTTTACCTGTTCCACCGCCGCCCTGATTGCCGTGTCTGGCAGTCCCTGGGCTTGCAGTGAACACGCCAACTTGAACAATGTTTCGTTCCGCTTTCCGAATGGAATCGTTGACGGAAGCTCAAAAGGCTCGTTCTTTTCTGACTGGCTTGCTGTCCCAACGCTTAAAAATTTTCTGACTGCATCGGTGACTTCTGAAAGCGGAATGTCTTCCGGATCATCTTCCCACTGGTATTCCGTGCCGTTCGGGTGCATGGAAGGCGGTGCGATAACATAACCGCCTTCGCCTCGTACATCCACGCCGTCAAGCACTCCGATGCGGTTCTTGATGTCCGTTCCTGTGTAATGGTAGTAGCGATGCACTCCACCACGTCCGGTCAGCGCTCTGGGCGTCTCTGGCAGTTCTCCGTTTTCCTTCTCCCACCGCTTCATCTCATAGCATCCGTCAAGCCCTTTGTCGGGATCCATGTCTTCGTCTATGACAATGATGTTGGAGGGCGAGCCGGTTGCAATGCCTACACTTGCATTTGGCCATTTTCGCCACCATGCCGTAATAGGCCCGACTCCCTTCTTTGCGTCTTTGCATCCGTGCGGAGTCAATGGCTTTTTGGTTCGCGGGTCAACAGGGAAAACCGCCCAACCGTATTTCGTGGCGTATTGGATAGCCGCGTTTAAGTATTTGTTAGCTGCCATATTTTTCGATTATTTCCATAATGATTCTTCCGGACGCTTCCGGAGGACAAAAACGGAACACGACACCATAGCGCTCTGAGATGGTTTCCATAGCTTTTTGAAGCCTTGGCCCTTGTACGCATTTGGCAGAGTAAACGCTTCGTGGATTCTGCCAAATATGCACTTGTGATATGTCGGTGATACCGAGGTCGTTTTCTACAAGCACATACAGCTTGCATCCGGCGTCTCTCGCAGCCTTGCACTCACGGATAAATCTCGCATGTTCCTGACCGCAGATATTTCCGGCTATTTCGTCAATGTTTCGCTTTGTGTCCACCGAGACGGGCGGTACTGGTGCATAGTCACCGAATGGCAACTTGCACCGATACACGCCCACACCTGCATCCTGAAAAGACTGTGATTTTAAATCATGTTTTCCCGGCTTCTGCCTTGTGTCTTCCAGAATGGTCATCTGTCACCTCATGAAAAGGAAATCTCATCGGGGACATCATCTTCAACGTGGACAAAGCCGTTGATCGTAGCAGCGTCCGCCGTGTCTTTGCCCTCAAGCTCTTTTACCTTCGGGGTCTTCTGCTTGCCAATCTGATCGATAGGAAACTCCCTGTTGACGATCAAGCGGGTCTTCAGTTCGCCGTCATTGCCGTAGTATTCCTCTTCCTGGAACAGCAGTCCAATCAGTTTGCCCACAAGTGTCTTTTCGTCTGCGTTGACCTGTCCACCATCGAAGACGAAATTGCCGTTGCTCTTGGAGACTGCGGAGCAGAACCGCTTGAACATCGAAAGTGCTGTGGGCTTATAGGATTTGGTGTAAGCACCTGCCCAGAGCCAGTCCGGATGATTCTCCCGCATGTCGCTGTAGTAGCCCTTGTGCTCGCCCTCTGCGATGTCATAGGTGACTTTCAGATATTCTTTGGAAGAGATGTCTTCCACCTTGGTAATGATGCAGATGTATGCTCCGGCTTCCGGCCTGGAAAAGCTGCCTGCTTCTTTTACGTTGGTCATGTCGAGTCGCTTCATATTAGTTATTTACCTCCTGTTTTTTGTACCATTCTGTTATCTTGTGATCGCAGAGAACGTCTGATTTCTTCAACGGTCTTGACAGCCATATTCCCTTGACGCTTTCGCATCTGGAAAGTGCAACATACAGCTGACCTGTTTCAAACGTATCTGGCAATACGTTGATTTGCTTCATTGTTTCGCCTTGGCTTTTGTGGACAGTTATGGCATAGGCGAGTTTTAACGGAAGTTGTGTTATGGTCAAAATGGTCTTTGATGTTAATTCCGAACCAATTTTCTTTCCATTATCATCAGTAATTATTCGGATTTCCTGACGCGACACTTCCCACTCATATTCTGTTACTTTGTTTACCTTGCCGCCGTCCCACGCTACTATGACGCCATCGTTGCAGATTTCTTTGACTGTTCCGATTTGTCCATTCATAGCGCTTTCATTATTTGCAACGCAGATCACTCTTGCTCCGACCTTTAAATCCAGAATTTCTACACACTGAAGATTTTTAAGATATCCGTCTATTCCGTATGAAACTTTTGAAACAATATCCCATTGAAATCTTGCGCATTTGTTTGGATTTTTCTTGAGCATCATATTGTTAATTTCTGCTGTTTTTTTGTTTGTTCCACAAAGAGTGATTCTGTTAGGACTAAATTTTGCGTGATCGCAATTTTTGTTAATGAAATCGATGCCGGTATTGTCTCCAACTCTGATTCTGTTTAGCGCTTCACAAAACTGGATGTCGTCTTTTTGACGCATTATTTCAGTAAGTTCATATGTTTTAATTTCCAAAAAATCCCATGCATAAGATTGAAAACAATATGCCTTTCCGACATCGCATTCATATCTTTCGTCTAAGATTTCTTTATCGCTTGCACCACCTCCTGCTTTGTCTGGAAGCACCGGGGGCAACTGGTAGAAGTCGCCAACAAAAATGATTTGTAATGGATTGTCTTCAAACATTCGCAAGAATGCCTCTTCCTGCAATGCTTCTGCGACATAATCAAAAATATCGAGTCTCATCATGCTAATTTCATCGATGATGATTCTGTCGGCACATTTAAGCGTCTGTGGAATTTTCCCACCATATCGGGGACATGGTTTTGTTTTAAGTCCGAACAGTCTATGTATTGTTGAACCGCAAACAGTTCCTTCGTCTGTTTCAATCGTCAAGTTTAAAGCGGCTTTGCCTGTTGGCGCTGCGAGCAATGTATGTCTGCACTCTGGGTCAACTTCACTGACAAACTTCCTGATCAGCGTTGTCTTTCCGGTTCCTGCCCCTCCTGTCAGAAAGACATTCTCGCCACGAAGCAAGGCATCATACGCTTTTTGCTGACTTTCAGTTAGCTTGAACATTGTCACCTTCCTTTGCCATTCCGTAATACTCGCGGATCGTGTCGTCCACCATCTTTAAGTCGTTTGGAATCAGTGGCTCATCAAACATCCCCATCGGACTCTTCACGGTGTCCTGTCCGTTGTTCTGGGTGCTGAAGTAGTACTGTCCATCTTTCACGACTGTCTTCAGCACGATGGTAAACTTGCCTTCGAGCGTCACATAGTTGTCGAGCATCTTGCCGATGGTCTTAAACTGCTCCCTGCCGTCATCTGCCTGATTGCTGTGTCCGATGAAATACACGATTTTATCATCCGGCAGCTTCAGCGATGCCTCGATCAGGCTGTTGAAGTCATACGCCATGTCGGTGTATTTCTGGTATCCGCTCACCTTGGCATTTCTCATAAATGCATTGACCATGAGATAGGTTGCGTCATCAATAACAATCGATGGAGTGGTAATCTTCGGCAGAGTCGCCATAATGCGCTTGTATTCGTCCGTGTTTGCTGTCGGCAGTTTCCTGCGGAACGGCAGTGGCTTGCCGGAGACATTAATCACAGACACATCCTCATACTGGAAATTTCTCAGGCTTGTGCTTTTGCCTGTTCCAGACTGTCCATAAATCATGCATAAAACAGCCATGTAATCACCTCCCTTACCTGATCGACAGGCTCTCGCTCTGTTCCAAATGGCAGAGGCCTGTCAGGTCTTCGCCTGCCTTGAGAGCGTCCTTGAGCGCTTTCTTGTCGAGTATCGGCTCTGATTCGATAATGTATTCATCGGGGAAATCTCGAACATTAACAGCGTCAATGACA